TTATAAACTATTGATGGCTGTTTCATAATTTGAGACAGCTTTTTTTGCATTTTCTTGGTTAGTGTGCCAATAAACATTTTCAGTCATCATCAAATTAGAGTGACCTAGTCTGTATTGTACATCTTTAGGGCTAGCTTGAGCGTAAAGCATCATTGTTGTATGTGTATGGCGGAAACCATGAAATGATACATTAGTTACTCTAGCGGTCTTAAAATGCTTATTTAGGCGTTTTCTCAAGTTACAAGCATAAGCATACTTTTCTGTAAATACAGAAAATACAACTGTTTCAGACCTGCCTAGTTGCCATGATTGCACTTGTTGACGGTTTTTGTATTGCTTGATCATAAGTAACGTAGCGTTGTCTATTGGTATATCACGATAACCAGCGCTTGATTTAGGTGAGTTTATTTCTTGGTATCGATTAAGGGTCTTATTGATGCTGATAATACCATTGTCTAGGTCAACATCAGACCATTCAAGAGCTAGAGCCTCACCAATACGGCAACCAGTAGCTAGCAAAGTCTTATATAGGACAATATCGAACAGATTTTCATAATTTGATTGATCTAGAGTATCGAGATAATCTAGAAACTGTTTTAACTCTTTGTTGTCTAGGTATTTGACACTAGCTTTTTCTTTTTGCTGCTTACGTGGCACAATAACATCATTAGCTGGGTTATATGTTATCACTTGTAGAGAAACACCGTATTTCAAAATACGTTTATTCATGTTATGCAGTAAGGAGTAGTTAGCAAACGCTCCTTTCTGTCCTGTATTAGCCTTATCAGCCCATTTGTTTACTTGTTGTTGGATAATAGGCGTAGTGAGTTTAGATAGTTTGTAATCGCCAAATACAGGTAATAAATGCACTCTAACTAATCCCTCCATTGATTGGCGAGTATTAGGTTTAACTGTATTCTTATAACTATCCCACCAAACTTTTGCAAGCTCTTTGTATGTTGTAATTGTCGGCTTGTCTTTAACTGTGTATCCATTAGCTGCAAAAGCATTGATAGCATCACGCGCTTTTGCTTTAACCCCCTTTTTAGTGGTGGCTGTAACAGTTGTACGGGCTTTTTTGCCCGTTAGTTGGTCAACGCCTAGATAGACACTAGCATAGTAAACTTTTTGACCGTTCTTTTTGATTTTATCTTTGATATCCATGTATTTGTACCTTTCTTTCCATCAGCAGGCAAGGCGCGTGGTTTTGTTAGGTATTTATACATGAAATGGTAATTATTGATTGGTTAACTTTTCAAGTAGTGTAAGAAAAATATCCTTTTCATCATCATCTAAAAGTGTAAATTTTAGATTTAGATTGAAGTAATCACCTCTGGCGGAGTTTAGAAAGCTTAAAAAGTCGTTTTCTGGATTGAGAGAGTGAATATAGTCATTATGTTTCAAAAACTCTGTATCTGAAATTTTTGATCTTAATTTTTCGATTTGCTTTTCAGAAAGGGAATCACTAAAAAAATCATATACCCAATCTAAGTCGGCTATTTTATCATTTTTCAAAAAATCTACATCATAGCCTAGTAGGTATCCTAGTGGTACTTTGAAATATTTAGCTAGCTCGTTTGCGTTTCTTTGTCTTATATTCGCATCTCCACTTTCCCATCTTTGGTATGTTCGGAGGTTTACCCCGATGGCTTTTGCAACCTCTGCTTGAGAATGATTTTGTTCAATTCTTAACTGTTTAATTCGTGTTTCATTTTTTACTGTAAGTTCACTCATGAAAGCCCTCCTAGGTAGTATTATAACATGATAACGGCTTTTTATGCCACAAGAAAAGCAAAAAATGTTTTTTATTGCTTGACAAAGCCGTTAAAAACCGTTAATGTGTAATTATAAAAGCCGTAGAAAGCCGTAAAAATATTTCGAAATATTGCTTTTTACTGTTATAAAAGGAGGTGAAAAAATGCTTATTACAGTATCTCTTGCTGAAAAGGTACGTATTAAACGTGCTAGACTACAGCTGACTAAAAAAGTTGTATCGGAGCAGTTAGGTATTCAACCACAAACATTAACCAAAGTTGAGAATGGTAACTATGATGCACCTAAACGTATCTATGAAAGCGTGATGACTTGGCTAGTAGAAGATATTTAGCTCAAAACAAAAAGCCATGTACAGGCGACCAAACCAAAGTACACGGCTAAGGAAGAATAACAAAACTCCAGCAAAGGCAAGGCGCGTGGTTTTGTTAGGTATTTAGCAAGGGCGAGAAAAACAATCCTCCCCTTATCAAATATTATTACTCTAATTGTACCAAAAACAAAGGAGAAAATCAAAAATGGAAAGAGTGCAATCAAAACAAGGACTAGAAAATAAAAAGAAGTTTGCTGATTTAGCGGATATGGCAGATGTTGTAAAGAGAGTGTTAGATTTACAATGTATTGCATTTGATGCGATTATTAGTATTGAGGATAGTGCTATTCGGAATTTATCAGCTTTAAAAGCATTAAATGCGGCATATGATCTTGATCGATGCTTATCAAACAATTTACAAGAAATACATGACAAGTTATATGAGGAGGTTTAATAATGAATGAATTAAATCTAACACCAACACAAAGTATTATCTTTATTCTCGTATGTTTGGTTATTCTAGTCCTACTATGGCGTTATGAGAGCTATATAGAGCTTGATATTACCCCAAAAACTGACAAGATTGAGGAAAATACCATAGATCACGTAAAAGTGCGCTATGGGGCGTACCTATGGCTTTCGGGTAAGAGATTTAACTAGGAGGTAAGTATGGCGACATTTTCTGTTGAATTTGAACAGGGCTTATTAGATAGGGTTGATAGGCTGGCGTAGCAAAAGTTAGAACTAGAGAAGAAGTTACAAAAGAAAACCGGTCTAATTACAGCTAAGGAACTTAAGGATGAGCTGGATATTTCCGGAACAACTTTGAAAAACTGGATGGATATTGGCTTAGTTTCGTATCAATCCCCTTTTGAAAGTAGCAAGAAACTGTATTTTAAGGTTTCTGATGTGATCAACTTTCTTACAATACGCTAGGAGGTCTATTTTGAAAGTATTTATTATTGATGGAGATGCGTGGAGAGGTAAAGTTTATTATTCCCCTAGCTTAGATGTTGTATTCATCAGCGATAAAGTTGATAAGCACGCGCATGATGAATTGATAAAGTGCGTGATAACATCAAGTAACAGGACAATTTGGAGGTAAAAATAGATGGTTAAAGAACATTACACCGTAACTCATACAATGGCAGACGGTACAAAAAGAGATAGCATTGAAGGTTATGTTATACCAGATGATAACCCAGTATATCAACTTTTTAGAAAAGTGAATGAGCGTAGAATGGAGGAGATGCGAGAAAATGGCAACAAGGAGAATGATTAGCAAGGAGGTTGTTATGACTGATGACTTTATTGACTTACCTCCCACGACCAAAGTTTTATATTTTTTTCTAATTTTAGAGGCGGATGATGATGGTTTTGTGGGAAATCCTAAAACTGTTATGAGATTAACTGGTGCAACTAAAGAGGACATGAAACTTTTAATTGAAGGAAAATATGTATTACTTTTTAATACAGGTGTAGTGGTCATAACAGATTGGGCAGAACATAATTCGATTAGGAAAGACAGAAAAAAAGATACTAGATTTACCAAAGAAATGCAGCAAATAGCACTAGTAGAAGGTGGTAAATATCAATGGTTGTCAGATGTACAACCAAACGACAACCAGTCGGCACCCATTGATATACCAAATGGGTGCATAGGAGAGGATAGGAGAGGTAAGGATAGTATAGGTGAGGGGAGAGCAGTAGAAGTAGATAAAGAACAAAATCAATCACCTACTCCCCCTCCCCTCAATCAAGACTTTGTAAATCTCTATAAATCTTTTGAGGCTGAAATTGGTAAAGCCTTATCACCATTACAAATACAAGAATTGCAGTATATGCTGGAGGATTTTAGTCCAGAACTTATATTTGAGGCATTAAAAGAGGCAGTTAGCCAAGGTAAGGCTAATTTTGCGTATATTAGAGCAATTCTTAACAGATGGAAATCAGATAATTTAGTGACAGTTGAACTTGTTAGAAATAGCAAGATAGCGCGTGATGCTAAGAAACAAAATTCAACACAATCTTCCCTTACTCGTGAGGAGTGGGAGGAGAATTGGTCGGAAGAAAATCTATTTTAGGAGGTAAGTTAATGGATAACAAATTTGAACAATTTGGCAACAGAAAAATCAGCGATAAGATATGTGAAAAACATAAAATCAATCTTTGGTTGATAACACACCCATTAAGTGGGACAACCGAATATAAAACAAAAGGAAAATGAGTTGATAGAACAGAGTGCAAAATCAACAGTTTACACAAAAACTTATAATGTACTCATGCGGGATAGTACAATTCCAGAAGATTTAAAAGCCGCATCCTTTGATAATTTCATCGTGGAGACAACAGAGGAAAAGCAAATGTTGAAATTTGTAAAAATGCAAGCTCAAAAATATCTTGATGGTATGAAGGGGAATACTTTGTTAACAGGCGCTACAGGCGTTGGAAAAACTCATCTAGCTGTCTCTCTTGCTAAAGAGTTAAATGAGGCGTATAGAGCCAAGGGAGAGCCTAAGAGTGTATTATTTATTAACCTTACCGAGATACTAAGAGAGATCCGAGAGAGTTTTAAGTTTGCTAGCAAAGAGGGGTATTATTCGCGGATGCTAAAAGAGGTAGATTATTTGATTTTAGATGATTTAGGGGTCAAATTGGGCAATTCATCGGGTCAATCTAAGTCGGCGTGGGAGGAGGAGTTCATTTTTGATGTGCTTAGTCATCGAAACAATACTATCATTACCACCAATTTAAGTAATAGTGATATAGCAAACCTTTATAGTGAACGTGTTGCAAGTCGTGTTCGTACAGGGCTAGACGGTAACTATTTCAAGGTATTTAGTATCAAAGATAAGCGATACTCAATCAATCAGCTAAAAAGTAAAGTACAATAGTTCAATATAACGAGCAAACTTACAAACTTAAACAAAAATAGACACTTTTCATGGGGTGAGAAATCGCCCCAATTTAGAAGTAGTTGCCATGCTTTCCACGACCAAATAAATCAAGCGTGGCAATCTTACCAATTTGAAAAACAGCCGTAGGGTACATAAAAAGGGTAGTATTTTAGTATATGATCCCAAATATACCTAGTAAAATAAACAGACTAGGTATATTCAGATTATAATAAAATCAAATAAAGGAGAAAACCATGACTGAAAAGAATAATGATATTGTTGTCACACCGCCTAGCAAAGACTTTGTTTTATTTGCAAAAAATGGTATAATAACCTATGTTGATATGCCAGAGTATGGAAAGATTGTACTAAATATCCAAAATGGGCAGGTAGTCAATGAAAAAGTATCAACAAGTAAAAATCACTAAAATATACTGACTGGAAAAACCAGAGGTATGATAATCGAGTTTAACACTCTTTTGTCATACCTCTTTTTATTGTCATAAGGAGGATAACATGACACTTACAACAATCAAGAATGACATCAAGGCTTTTGGAAAGAAAAAGCATGAGTATATGACTGGTTATATTACCAAACAAGATGAACTAAATAAGCAGTTACAGGCTGGTATGATTGGTGAGAAATACGCTAAAGACCAACTGGTAGCCTATAAACAAGAGGGTGACACTTACTCTAGTACAACTTATAACAGAATCCATACTGATATTGAAAAGCAGCAAGAGGTGGAGCTTGAGGCGTTGAAATAAAAAGAGCAAAGTGTAACTGCTGATGACGTAGCAGAATTGACCTTGTTAGCTAGTATGAAGATGACAAAAGATGAGTTATTGACTTATTTTGAAAAATACAAAAACAAACCGCTTGCCATTAAGAAACTTTGGACTATTGCTGACCAATATCCAGAGATTGCTATTGATCTTGATTTATTCAATGCAGAACGTGAGCTAGAAAGTCTAGTGCAATTCTTTAAGCAACAGCTATCTTATTATCATTACAGCTTACTTATCAACGGTGATAAAATCCAAGCTGTCACTACTGAAATGGTAGTAAATTCTGATGCCCCAGAGATTGATCGTCGTTTAGATGCGTATTTGAACAAATAGAGGGGATGGCACCCTTTTTATTTCATTTGGAGGTAACAGATGGCAGAAATTGAAAATACTAGCCTTACAGCCAGACAAATTAAATTCATAGATGCCATGCTTGTCGAGCCAACGATAGAAAAGGCGTGCGAAAGAGCAAGGATATCGAGAGCAACTGGTCATAAGTATCTGAAAATAGCAGCAGTTAAAAAGACATTACGGATAAAGCAAGATGAGATAATGGATAAAACAACTCAAATGCTTTACCTAGCATCATCCAATGTCAATGATATTATGATGGATGGCAAAGTAAACCCATTTGTAAGAACTCAAGCAGCAAAGGCGATCCTTGAACAGTCTTACAAGACCCATGAGCTTTTTGGGGTGGTTAGACAGATAGAAGAAATGAGGCTTGAAATTGAAGAAATATCTGAAAGAAATTAAGGAACTACGGGAACTCAAACAACGACTTCTTGAACAAGAAATATCGGAGTTTATCATCATTGAGGGCAATAATGAGCTTGGCGAATTTTTCCAAGTTGATGGAGAACTTTTCAATGATGCAGAGCTTTTGGAAAATCTCAAAAAGTGGAGTGATTAGGATATACCGATTATTATTGATGATGATGTTAATCGTAGTATCAGTGAGGATTTTTCAGATATAATCTATTTTCCAACTCACGAGGATAACATAGACTACATTCGAGTAAATAAGGGAGTAGAACCTCTATACCATAGTAAAGAGCAGCCATATAATACGATCTCAAAAGCTGAATGGATTGAGTTGTTAAATTAGTGATAGGAGGTACAGATGACCAAGAAGAAAATTGAGCGTATCAGCGTGCTACACCGAGAAAAGATTTTATGGCTCAAGTGGTATTTCATGCGAGACAAGGAAAATCCCAAGTATAGTGTACTTGAGCGTAAAATGTTTGATGCTGCTAAAAATCAAGACATGCTATCCTATCAAAAGTACGCTACTATTAAGCAGATAACAGATATTAGAGTACAAACAAGTGAGAATGACATTTTAGAGGCAGTAAAAGTGGTTTATGTATATAATTACATGAATGTCATTGGAGCTTGTCAGCAAATAATGTTTGTTAGTCAATCAACAGCTTATTACAAGTTGAATAAGTGGTTTGAAACCTATGCCTAACATGGCGGGATATCATAATATAGTAGGTATCTAGCTGGATTGTGTGTTATAATATTTTCAAGCACAAGGAGTAGTATATAGGGATTACGCCTTGATGGAGGAAATTCCGGTTCGAATCCGGGCTATTGTGCTAGCATCTAGGAAACTAGGTGCTTTTTATTTAGTATGAAATAAATTTTTATGTGAAATTAAAGAGATATATTTGTTTCTAGTCGATATTTTAATTGCAGATAAGTTGACTGAAGGCGATTTTAGAGGTTGATTTTTTTCTATTGACATAAGAACATTTTACAGATATAATATAAAAGTTTTTGCTAAAATATTGACAAAAGTTATCAAATAAGCTATATTTAAGTTGTCTGTATAACATAATTGTTATACAGAATTGTAAAATTGCAGTGAGCACAGGTGACAGATGAGCTACTTGTGTTTTTATGTGTATGATTAGGGAGGTAGAAGATATGAGCAAGACAATTGATGTCGCAAAATATTTGATTTATGCTTATGAACAAATTTCTAACTCAAGATTTGAAACGCAAGAATTAAAATTACAGAAGTTGATGTATTTCGCACAACGTGAGAGTTTTGCTTTAACTGGTAAATCTCTTTTTCCTAGCGATTTCGAGGGCTGGGTACATGGACCAGTTCTTGTAGAGTTGCGCTATTTTTTTGAACAAGACTATATTCCTTACAATGGCGATAGTTCAGCACTGAGTGAAACAGATAAATACATTATCGAGAGTGTTATTAATAAATATGGTCAATATGATGCATGGTATCTTAGAAATTTATCGCACGAAGAATTATCATGGAAAAACAGCCGTAATGGTTTAAATGATAGCGAAGTCGGAAATAAAATCATTTCTAAAGAAGATATCAAAAAAGATGCGGAAAAAGTCCGAGTTTATGACCATCAATATGATATGTATTTAGATGAATTCGATGACTTTAACGAGGAGGTTTATCTTGCGGGATAATTCTTCTCTTGTTGGTACTATAAAGGCTTCGCGGATGCCCTATTATGATAATAAGACTAGTTCGATAAAGTTTAAATCTCGGCCAGTCCTTATTTTAAAAGCTGAAAATGAATCAGGATTCAGTGATTTTACCGTTTTACCAATTTCGTCAGTTAGCTTTAAAAATAATATCAATCAAAAGTTTGATGTTGAAGTTACAAAAGCGATGTATCCACTTTTGAATTTGACTAAAGATGTATGCTATATTCGTTGTGGTAAGTTTATGACCATTAATCAAAAGGATTTAGCAGTCTCGGTAATTTCCAATTTGAAAGACAGCTATCCTGATTTATGGAAACACATTATTAGTCTCGCTAAAGAGTATATTTCTGATGTGGAATAA